CTCGGGGGAATGATCGGAGTCCACGAACACCATGTCGAACACACGGTTGGTCAGGGTGGTTAATCCGCCAGGAGTCTGCATCTCGATGAACTCGAAGTAGGGAGCAATCTCTGGCTGGGCGAAGAACGCCCGATCATGAGCGGGACGGCATTCCATGCAGGTGAGCCTGGCACCCGGCTTACCCACGATGGAGCGCAAGATGTGCAAGGCGCTGAAGCCGGTGCAGGTGCCAAGCTCCAAGATTCTCCTGGAGTCGGTCAGGGTGGATATAGCCTCTATGGTTTCACTGGTTTCAGGCGGGGTGATGAACCGTGGCTCGAACAGCGATTTAATCTTATCAGTGATCAGCTTAATGACAGCCGCCTGCTCGTGCCGCCTGACCCATTCTGGCTGGCGTTCTGAGTAGGGGTTAGGCGTGACACCCACCCCATACGGAACAGCGCCATTATTAGTGATGACCTTGGTGATGGCGTCGTGGTCCATTTACTGTTTCAGGAAGCCTTCCTTCATCGCACCCTTCACCACGGCATCCACGAAGCTCTCGTTGCTGTCGTAGTCGCTGGCCTTGGAGCCTTCACCGGAACGCACCACTGGTTCAGAGCCCTGCAACTCAGCCAGGCGAGCCTTGAGTTTGGCCGACATGGTTCGCTGCATGATGAACAGGTCCCGGTAATTGGGCAGTGCCACCGCCATCATCGCCAGTTCCGCCATGGCTTCCGGGGTCGGCCCCTTGCCGAAGATGGCCTTGGCCCGTTCCACCCGCTCGCGCACCCCGGCGTTCCACTGCTCGTTGTTCGGAATCTCGCGGAACATTTCCAGCCCGCCTTCATTGGGATCAGCACTGAGCTTCTTGTGGGTCTGGTTCCAGGCATTGGTCATGGCTTCATTGGTGACGGCAGCCTGTTTCTGCTGGTTCTCCTCCTGGACCATCCTAACCTTGTCCCACTCAGCGGAAGCATTGGCTATCTTGCCTTCTCTTTCACGCACGGTGGCGTTAAGTGAACCCAACGCAGCCAGGAAATCAGCCTTCTCGGCGTCTCCCAGGTCGGCTGAGATTTCATTGATGGCTTCCCGGCGATGTTTGGAATCCGGCGCACGCAACACGGGCTCCAGTTCGGCGAACTTGTCCGATGGCAGGACGCCCTTAATGACGTTGATGTTCTCAGTAATCTTGGCGTCGTAGAAAGACCTGAACGCAGGGTGGTCCGCCAACCGCTGCTTCATCACAATCTCGTCCAGCTCCTTGTTCTGTTTACGTAGCTTCTCCATCTCCTCCACAGCTACGGGAGGTGGGGCGCTCTTGAGTGTGGCCAACTCCTTCTCCAGAGTTTCAGCCCGGATGGCTTTCTGTTCGGCATCGAACGCCCGTTTGGCAATCTCGCGGAATCGGTCGGACGCCTTCGCGCTCATCCCCTTGGTCTGCTCTTTGACCATGGCCTCGTGCTCGGCCAGTTTCTCCGCTTCCGTCTTGGGCTTGGGCGGCTCCTCTTTGGGCTTGAACAGCTCAGGCGGAAGGTCGTCCTCCAAGTCCTCACCCTCTGGTGGCTTAGGCGGGGCTGGCTGACCGGAAGGCGGGGCAGGTGGGGCCTTGCCTAAATCCTTGGCCACGGCGGCTTCGAACTCGTCGTCCAGTGCCTTGTCCAGCACGAGCCCTTGCTCCTTGGTGGCGGCAAGAGTTTTGGCGGCTATCTCTTTGGCCAACGGTGTTGATTCTACTGCTTCTTCTGGCATATTACTTCCCTTCCTTTTCTTCTTCCTTCACTCCCCAGTCAGCCACGATGTCCTCAGGCTTCTTAGGCAGGGGCTCACGCATGGACTTAAGCGCAGTCAACGCGCCCTTCCAGCCGTAAATCAGGCCAATCTCGTACATGGCCCCAGCACCATCACGGATTAGCTTCGGGTTGTTTGATGGGTCATCCTGCTCCAGGACGGCCAGCATGTGCTGCATGGCGGGCTGCTCCAGCACTACTGCGGCCAGGGCGAGCATGTCCCCGTTTTTACGCCATTCCTGTAAGTTCACACGCGCCTCCAGTTTCGGGTTTTGCACTTCGGGCACAGGCGGGGTTTACCGGGTTTGCGCGGCCACCATGTCCAACGACACTTGCCGCACTTGAGCTTCTTTAAGGTCACACCTGCTCTTATGCGAGCGGGCGCATTTCCGTCAAACTAAAACTCAAGTCCCATCTCTTTCATGTGCTCAATCTCCTCCAAGCCCTTATCGATGGACTCCATCTGGCAGTCCACGTAGTAGCCCTGCACCTGCCCGGCATTCTCCTTGGCCATCTCGATGGCGTCGTCCAGTGAATCCCCCATCCCGATGACCGCGCCAATCTCGGGCAGCCCCACCTCCTGCGGCACGCAGTAGTCCACCCCATCGATGCGGGTGTGGTTGCGTAGCTTCACGAAGGGCCGAATCTTCTCGGGAAACTTAATGGCCTGCCAGCCGTGGTCCGCCCAGGGGGAGTGAATCATGATTTCGCAGCCATACTCGGCCACCGGCACGGGCTCCACCACCTCACCGTCCGCCCCCTCCCACATAATCTCGGCCCAGTTCTCGAACATCTCACAGTACAGCTCAGAGGGCGGGGAAGCAGCGCGGCAGCAGGGGTCAATCAGGAATGGCTTCTTGTCCTTGCCGTAGCGAATCTCCGAACTGAAGAACCCACGGTACTGGTAGTTCTTGAAGATGGGCGCGAGCGCATCGTTCACCTGCAACGCAGGCGTGGGCATGTCCTCGTATTTGCGCACCCTCCCCAACGCTCCCAGGTCTTTGACTTCGATGCAAAGCATGGCGACGGGCGGGAAGTTGCCGTCAATGGTGAAACCATCGTAACCAATCTCCACCCGGTCGGGCAGGTCGTCCTCCACCACGAACTGGACGATCTTGGACTTGGCTCCCAGCTTGTGCTCCAGCTCTGCCACCTTCGGCTCGGACAGGTCGAACGTCTCGCTCTTGAACGTCTCGAAGTCGCCACGCATGGAGCTAATCTTTACCCATACGTCATTGTGCTCCTTTAGGTATTTCTTCAGGTCTTCAGTGCCGGTGATTTCCTCATAGCCCCCTACGGGCAGTCCCAGCTTCTTGAGCAGCCTCTTAGTCTTGGCCCGGTTCAACTCCAGGTCATCGCCATACCTGGAACCCCACACCCGCTTACCCATATCCACCAGTTGCTCCTGCACGTCGGCGAAGTACACATCGGGGAACACCCACAAGTCCACCGAGTCCACGTACTCCCACATGTTCTTGATGCGGGTGATTCCCGGAATGCCATCACCCAGGATGAGGTAGTTACTCTTGGGGAACGCATCCACCCAGGGGGTAAAGTAGAGCACCTTGCCGAACGTCTCGGTGAGCTTCTCGGCCCAGAGCACGAACAGGCCATTATCCACCACGCAAACAGTCTTCTTGCTCAGGTCAGTCTTCGTCGTCATCGAATGTGTCGTATTTATCGCTCTTGAACCACTCGTCGGTCTTGATGTCGGACGCCCACTCCATGCGGTCGTCGTCAGATGGTACGGGGCAGTCCATTATTCGCTGAAGGCTGAGTATCGTTTACGGCGCAAGTCAGCCGCCGTTTTCGCGTCGGCCAGGACCATGCCCTGCTGGGTCTTGCCCGCCGTTAGGGCCATGGATTGATCGTGTTTCTCCTGCTTCTGCCGCATAGCCTCGTTGGTCTTCTCGCGGGAGAGCTGGATCTTCGATTCCGTCTCGGCCTGCTTCAACTGCATCGAGTTCATCACCTGGTCCTGTTGTTGTTTGGCCTGCTGCTGCTGTTGGATATGCTGCTGAATCTGGCCCTGGAGTTTGTCGGCAATGCCACCCAGTTGCTTGAGCTGGCCTTCGACCATGGTGGCAATCTGCTTGTGCATCGGGTCCTTCTTAATCTCGGCCAAGTGTTGGGCGGTGTGAGCACCAGCCCCGTGAAGGAACGTCAGGACATGAGCTGGGTCGCCACCCTGCTTGAGTGAATTCACCGCATCCGAAGCAGCCTTCAGGTGGACGGCGGCATGGACCACCGAGTTCTGGGTCTTGGTGATCATGACTGGGCTGCCGATGGAGATTGCGGCGTTTTCCAGGGTGGCGGTAGCTTGGTCGTTCTCCAGGTTTGGCGTCAGGCTGCTCTTGGGGTTCCAGCGACCCACGTTCTCACTGCCCGCCATGACGGAGATGGCGCTATCCAGCCAGTTCTGCTTGCCCGCTTCGTTCATCATCGGGACGAGCGTGGAAGTCTCCTGGATGGTTTGCTGGCGCATGAATAGGGAACCATTGCCCATGTTGCGCGTAGCCCGGACCCAGAGCGGCTTCAAGAGGCATTTAGCGGGCACCCCAGCTTCCTGGCACTTGCGCTGGAACTCCAGAGCCATGGAAGCGGGACCCCCGTTGTCATCGAACTGGTTTGGGTCAGCAGCCCTGCGGTACACCTCCTCGAAGATGCAATCCATCTGGGTGTTGAAACGGTTCACGGCACCCTTGCCCAGCATGGCTTCCTTGCTGGCGTCGAAGCTCACCTGCCGGGCGGTGGGCGGGTTACCCTGCTCACGGCTCATCGGGCGGCGATACTGGCCAGTGTTGCTCTCCAGTTTGTTGGAGAGCGACTGCTCGATGGCCAGTCCTTCCTCCATGCGGCCCGCGATACCCCACTGGGTAATCTCCAGGTTGGGCGGCAGCACGGAGAGCGGACCCAGTTGCATGATGGCCATGGCTTCCTCGGCCCGGGCGGTGGTGGGCCGGGTGAGCACACTCATGTTGATGAAGGCATTGTCCACGATGGCGCAGTTGAGCCGGTTCTTGATTTCGATGAACGGGTTCAACTTGATGGCCAGGCCCTTGATGGAATGCCAGGTGCCATCGCCAATGTCGTAGAAGACAGTGCCCACCACCTGGCGGAAACTATCGAAGCGTCCGATCTTCTTGTAGATGAACCGAACCCCATCCTGGCCCGTTGTCTCGTCCACCCACTTGCCGTCCTTGGCCGGGTAACGCTCCTCCACGATCAAGTGGCTCACCCTGCCATCGAACTCCTTCACGAACATATGGGCGCACTTGATGATGGAGGACTTCACCGTCTGGTAAAGGTCGTGGTTGCGCAGCTCCTTTTGCAACAGCTCGTAGTCCACGCGGGCGTTGTCGGTGTCGTACTCGGGCAGGGCGCGGTTGATGGCGTCCAGGGTGGCTTTGATGTCCCAGCCCACCGCCCGGGCAGTTTCCGTATTACGAATATGCCCGTAGAGTTCATGCACCGTCATCGACTCACGCACCACTAACAGCTCCAGTTGGTCTGGGTCCGAAGGCGTCTGGTCGGGCACCAGGATGCGGGTGTGCGGGATGGCCCGGTACTGCCAGTTGGTTCGGTTGGGCCACATGACGAAGCCCTTCCCGAAGCCCACCATGTCGTTAATCATCTGCTGGGTGTTCCAGTCAAAGCCCGCCCACGATTTGAGCAAGTCATCGAAGTGCTGGGTGACGACACGGGAATACCTGGCCTTCTTGTCCTGGTCTGGCTCATCCACCTCAATCTTGCAGTAGGTGTCGGCCTCGGCGAATAGATCGTAGAAGGGCTGGCAGGCGGAGTTGAGGATAGCCTCGCCCTCTCGGAAGTTGACGTTGGTGCGGTAGGTCTGGCCCTGGCGGCGAAGCTCGTCATGGCTGTAGGGGGCGTTGCCGTCCAACATGCCCTTGGTCCTGGCATCCACCCGTGAGCGTTCCTGGTTGGCATAGATGAGCAGCCACACCATTTGCCCGGCCTTGTTGGGGTCGGAGAGCCGTTCCTCGGGCACCACGCCAGTCAGCGACGGTTTAGCCAACTGCATGGCGTCGATTTCTGCGGGAAGGTCTAGCATTAGTTCTTTCTACACCAGCACCACTGGGGCAGGCCAGCCAGTGTTTCCGGGGTCATGTGTTGTTGAAGCAGGTCCAGTGGAATCCAAACCTTGGCCTTGAGCGAACAGCCGCACGCCGCGCAGACGCCCAGCATGGAGTCGGCGTTAACTTCCTCCCCGCCCACGACGGAGTTGACCACCTGGCGGATGGTGTTCATGGAGCAGGTAGTGCAAGAGGAAGTAGGCTGGTTAGCGGGACAGGATGCACAGATATTAGCACGAGTGTTGGCTTCCTCCCGAGTAACTTTTTGCCTACCTCCTATAAGGAATTTCCCCAGGACGACGGTCGCGGCCAGGACATCGGTCAGGTTGAGTTGATGATAAGTGAAGGCCGGTTCGGTCTGGTGATTGCACGTTCCTGGCGGCATGCCCGTGCAAAGCTGGTCTTCCACGATCTGGTCCATCTCACTGGAGATGGGAAGGTTGTTGGCGGTGCGGTGGCGGGTGACGGCACTGACCAACTCGTGGTAGGACGCAGCACTGACCCAGGTCTGGGTTTCCCGGTTTAGATATTTGAACCCGCCTGGAGGCACCGTACCGCGATCAATCAGCTTAAGCATACGGACCATCCGAGTACTGCATGTCAGATTCGTAGATGGAATGGGCCTTATCCGCAAGCTGTTTCCAGTTGGACACACCCCTGGACTGGCCGGTGGAGATGCCCCCAGCCAATGCCCCGAAGCGGGTCCGGCACAAGTCGAGCATGACGAAGGCGCAATCGGCGATGTCGGGAGAAAAGCTGATGCGCTTCTTCATGTCCTTCTTGGTTTCCACCCGGACGCGCAAGCCTTCCGCCCCCTTCACCGTGTCGTACTTGCGGGCCTTCATCTCCCTGGCCATGTCGTCGGTCACGCCTTTGATCTGCCCATACTTCATGAACTCCCGGCCCACCCACCACAACTCCGACACCCTGCGGTCATACTTGTCGCAGGAGAGCGTGGGGTCGGTGGCACTGACCTGAAGCTGGCTGGCCTTGCCTGAGAAGTTAATCCCGGCCACCCGGTCGTTCCACTCCTCGTGGATAATGGAGAGCAGGACAGCCCCGGCCCCCGTGGAATCCAGGCCGCAATTCTCCGGCGAAACTGCACGCTTAATGCAGTTGTCTCGGAACAGCCGGGCAATCTGGTAGTCACGAGGCACCTTCACGCTAGCGTTATCGTGCAAGGGGATCACCTCGTCGTATTGCAGCACCCAGATCCCCTTACTGTCCTTGCCCCAGCGACCGAAGATTTGAATGGCCCTGTCGCCGTCGTTGGTGAAGGCGGGGTCCAGGGCAGAGACAGGGGTAGGCTCAAACATCCAGGTGACCTGGTCCATGGCGTTCCCGGCAATCATGTCGGCGTCGGAGTAGATGACGTTCTCCCAGCCGATGGGGGAAGGGAACGAACGGCACATGCGCCAGAAGCCAGCCGAGTTCTCTCCGAAGTTGTTCCGGTGCTCCTTTAGGTGGCGGGAGTTGTAGCAGGGGTACTCATTCTCCTTGCTGCGGCCTTCGAGAATGTTGGGCGACTTCAACCCATCAAAGCGGATGCAGTAGCCCTTCTCGGTTTCCCACTCCAGGCTATCCTCGGTGATTTCCTTGTAGCCACCCTTGGGCCGGACAAACACACCAAGGGGGTCATAGATGCTGTTGAAGTTGCCGATGCCCACCATTTGGAACGTGGCCCCCTCGCCCACCTGCACGGTGAGGTTGGAGTAAGCCGCCTCCATCAGAGCCTCGGAGAGTTCGGGCAGCTCATCGGCGATGAGGAAGACGTGCTTGTTCTTCATGCCGATCAGTTTGCCGATGGCTTCCTTCTCCTTCTTCTTCTCGCCTGCGATCAAGGCAATGCCGGATTTGTCGTTGTTAGCTTCACCCGTGTTCTCGTCGATGGTGCCAATCATGCCCACCGAATCCTTGAGCTTGCCGGGCAGCTTCACCACTGAAGCCTGGAAGTAGGCGGTGGCCGATCCCCAGATGCGCTTGCGGGAATCCTTGAGCGAGGTGGAGGTAAGGAGCACCAGGCTGTTCACTGGATCACAAAGCCAGTTAATGATGCCCCAGACAGCGGCGGCATCGGTCTTGCCAGAGGAGGCGCAACCCACCACACCCAGGTATTGGCGCTTGCACAGTTCGTGGATCATCTTCTCGGCCCAGGGATGACGCAGGAAGGGCTTGGTGCTCTTGGGTGGCCAGAGCAGGCTGGCAATGTTCCAGAAGTAGTTCTCCCGACCAATGCCACCCACGGCAGCGGGCGGATCGAGGCGGAAGGCGATCATCTCCACCTCCAGCTCATTAAGCTGCATAGGGTGCTGGATGCCGTAGGGATAGCGATAGAGTTTTTCAGCCATAAAAATAAATCTTGCGCATATTCACCAGGCTGCTTACATAGCCACCATGAACTGCAACATACTCTTGCGAGCATGGCAGAGACACCTGAAGCTGACAAAGCTGTACGAGCGGCAACATTCGTCCAAACATGAGAACGATCATCGCCGGAAGCCGGGACATCTGGGTTCGCGCCGAAGTGTGGAAGGCCATCGAAGCGTGCGGCCACGACATCACTGAGGTGGTCTGCGGGGAAGCCCGTGGGGTAGATGCCCTGGGCAAAGCCTGGGCCTTTGAGAATGGCGTTCCCGTGAAGTCCTTCCCGGCCAACTGGGACAAATACGGCAAGGCGGCTGGAGCCATCCGCAATGAGGCCATGGTAGCCTACGCCCAAGCGGCTATCGTCATCTGGGATGGGGCTTCGCCGGGGTCGGCGGACATGATTCGGCGGGCCGAGAGGGCTAACCTGAAGCTACACATCCACCGGGTGTGAAAAAAACTATTGACGAGTGTGGGCTGTATGGCCTATTCGTCTCGTCCGTCAGAGATGCCTGATTGGAAACAGGTGCGGATGAAGATTTCTGAACGGTCTAGCAACTTCGGCTTTTCCGCTCAGGGGCCTCGAAAGAGGCATTCTCCTCCGCATTGAGATTTCCAACCTGAGCGGGATCTTTTTTCCCTTTGTCTCCGATGGTTTGCCTAATCGGCGGGCTACGTCCTCAGAGCTGACGACCCGGAAACCTGGCAGCGGGCCAGGGGTGAGACAGACCTGGACAGCAGTGGCAGAAGAACCTGCCAGCCACTCAGTCAACCCGAGGTGGCCGAAAGCTGAACCGGGAGGGTGCCCTGCGACGCTTGGCTCCAAAAGTGCAGAAGGCAAATCTGAGCTGGCCCTGGTAAAACAGGGTAAAAGCTCTGCTTTCACCAAAAGTGCAGTTGTTCGTACATGCTTAATGCTGACATGAAGAAGAACGGGGACAGCGAATACCAGGATGTTAGATGGCAAAAGCGGCGTCTTGAAATTCTCCGGGCTCACAACTGGACATGCCATCTCTGCGAGACTAAAGCCACCGATGCCATGCTCCATGTTCATCACTTGCGCTACCAAAGGGGCACACCAGTATGGGAGACGGACAATTTCAACCTCACAGTGCTCTGCAAATCCTGCCATGAAAGGGTTACCGATTTGAAGACCAGGCTGGGGGCTAATCTACATTCCAGGAGAGTTTTCGAGATGATGCGAGCTGTGGCGAATCTCATTGAGGATGACATAGCCGGAAATGGAGAAAATCTTGGCCCCGGAACCGATGCCTTGTTCTGTATTAGAGTCACGGCTGAAACAATGGCCAATTTGGTTGTAATAGCTGGACGAGGTATAGTCGCGGAAGAACTATTATCCGAAACCTTGAACAAGGATCAAAATAAGCATTGACCACCAACCCGGTTACTGATTAACTGGACACACGAGCATGGATGGCAACGAGAAATTCAGGCGACCCGACATGGCGGAGGTGGCCCTGCACGCGGCCAAGAGCGGGTTGCCCGATAGCGAGGCCCAGAAGTTCTGGTTGTTCTACCAGAGCAAGGGGTGGAAGGTGGGCAAGAGCCCGATGAAGAACTGGCACTGTGCCATGGCGGGGTGGAAGATTCGGTGGGAGGAGAAACGGGTGTCAGATCCCCTCAAGCCCACCAGTTCCGAGACTTTCGTGCGCAACCAGGAGTTGCAACGGGTGATGGAGAAGATGAAGGCCATCAAGCACAGCTACTCCGAGCACCAGGAATGGACCGACCCGGACATAGCCCGGTTCCGCGAACTCAAGGCCCGCAAGCTGGAGTTGATGAAGCTCCTCGGGTTACAGGCATGATTTCGACTGCAACAAAAACCAAACCAATGAAAACAGCAAAACTACCAAGCACCCGACCCTCTAATGGCAAACCCGGCAAACTGATAGAAAAGAATGTGGACATTAAATTGCCTGGGCTCAACGTCAGGACCACCAAGATCAGGCTGGTATCCACTTCCGGCCTTATCGTCCTGCGATTCTCCGAAAAAGCTCAGGGCAAGATGCTGGCAAAGCACACCGGGGAAGCCAGTGCCGGTCAGGAAGACAAGGATCCAGTGGCCTTGTTCAAAGATGCCGCCTACAAGGATGAGGAAGGATTTTTATTTCCGAGCGTGTGCTTCAAAGCAGCCTGCGTGTCCTGCGCCAACGACGTGGAGCAGAAGCAGACGGAAATGCGTAGGGCCTTCCATGTCACTGGCGACGTGAGTCCTGAGTTTGCTCGCATCCAGGCTCCGCCGATCACCACCTCACTAACCGAATGGGACCAGAAGTATCTGGCTGACCTGAAATGGGAACATGCTCATGGCTGTTCGATGCGAATGGACCCAGTGCGCAATGCCAACGGCGGAGCAGATCTGAGATTCAGGGCTTTTTTCCCGACCTGGGCGGTGGATCTACTGGTGGAATATAACGCCAACATGATCTCCCTGGAGCAACTGACGCAGCTCTTTGTCGTAGCCGGGTTCGGCAATGGGGTGGGTGAATGGCGGGTGGGAGCCAAGCAGAGCAAGACCGGCACATTCGGTCGGTGGAAGGTTCATGGAATGTAATCAGCTTTTGTAAGTGCAACGCAAAGCACGGCAAAGCAGAGCACCGCAACGTAGCGGCAGAAAAGCAGTGCAGCGCATGGTAGAGCAGTGCAGAGCAGCATAGCGCACAGCAAAGCAGAGCACAGCATCGCAGCGCATCGCGGTGCAAAGCATAGTATCGCACAGCAATGCATCGGCAGAAACGCACGGCAGAGCATCATAACGCACAGTATAGCAACGCACGGCATAGCATTGGCAGAAAAGCATTGTAGAGCACGGTTAAGCACCGCAATGAAGCGCAGGGCAAAGCAACGGCAGAAAAGCAGGGCAGTGCAGTGCAGAGCATTGTAGAGCAATGGAAAGTAACGAAATGAAAATGACCGTCGAAAATTATTCGAATAGAAACGGTGGGGCCATGGACCCGGAAGTGGTTAAGGAAATCCATCGGATTGAACGCAAGCATACTGGCATGTCAGCGGCTCCGGCTGTCGTGGACGCAGCCAGACCGGAAACATCACGTCTGCATAGGTATTTTGAATGGAACAACGACAAAGCGGGCGAGTCTTACAGGGTATGGCAAGCTCGCCAGCTTATCGCCACTGTCCATGTCACCTACATAAACGACAGGAAGCCAATTACGGTCAGGGCGTTCGTCAACGTGATCAGGACCAATGGCAACGGTGACAGAGAACGTGGCTACATGGGTATTGCCAAAGTGTTGTCCAAATCAGATCTAAGAGAGCAAATGTTGGCCACGGCTCTGGCGGAGGTGAATCGGTGGCGGGAGCGATATGCTAGCCTGACCGAACTGGCTGACATTTTCGATGCCATCGACAAAATCAACGAATAACCGTAATGAAACGAATCGACTGGGATGTCCTGTCCTGTATCGGCACCTGCGTCCTGGCCATCGGAGCCGCCGCCGTCACCCTCATGTGGCTAATCCGCCAGTTCGCCAACCTATGAGCACACTTAAAAGCGCAGAGGAGTGGGAGCGCGAGCAGTTCGAGATGATCCCGGACAACTGCCCTCCCGGCCTATTCGCCCAGATGGCAAGAGCCATCCAAGCCGACGCTCTGCGTCATGCGGCGGAGTTGGTGAAAAACACTCCGCGACCTTTCTTCCGAGATGCTGCTGTAGAACGCATCGAAACTGAAGCCAAGAAACTGGAGGCAAAAGCGTGAGCCCTCCTTGCGATGGAACAACCATCGGTGACGCCCTTTGTGCCTTCGCCTTCTTCGGTTTCCTGGCCTGGGTTGCGTGGCTGAAATGGGGGAAACGATGACCACGCTCGAACAACGATGCCGGAGGCTGGTGAAGAAGTGGCTAAAAATGGCAGGCGACTGGAGATTGAATGAAATGTGCGGACTTGCTCGCAAGAATTGCTCCGCTGAACTCCTCGCCATCCTCCCCAAGCGCAAGGCCAAGAAACCGCGTGAGGAAATCCGTTATGGAGGCACACCGCCAGCACTTCGGCGCAAGGCCAAGAAAGGAGCTAAGCGATGAGTGAGCCAACCGGATGGGCGATAGACGCGGCGAGACGAGCAGTGAATTGTCTTCCTGTCGTCGATACTCTTGCGTGCGGCGTAATCATCCAAGAAGCCATCGACCAAGCCTGCGCCCAGAAGGACCGGGAGATTGCTGCTGTTAGAAAAGCCTTCGACGACTATCGCAATGCACACGGCGAGAACATGGCGCAATATCCGAAAGCATTAGAGCGCCTCGCCGCCATGAGCGCGATTCTGGAGAAGGTGGAGCACGTAGCACTAAGAGCAATCCCACCTGATAGTGATAGCCTACACTGGGATGGAATTACACCAGGTTGTCACCCAGACTGCCCCGCCTGCCAATACGAGGCCATGAAAGCGAAGAAATGAGCGAATACGTTAGCGATGTCGTAGTGTTTAACCGGGTGCTGAATAGCAACGAGGTGGCCATGATTGAACAATATCTGGATGCCCAGAACGCAAAGCGGGATTTGTTGCTGAACATCTCCTGTTGGTGCTTTTACGCCGCGCTCGTTCTTCTCTTGGCTTCGGTGTTGTTCCATCTCCTGGCCAGGAATTATTCACCCAGATAACTAACCATGCCCTCCTGGAGCCCGGCCCAATATGCACAGTTTCTCGATCGTCATGCCGGGGTACGTGCCCCTTACCCGCAACCAGCTAAAGGGGACGCACTGGTCAGTGCTGCACCGCGAAAAGGCAAGAGCAGCCCAAGAACTCCGCGCTGCATTATCCGCTTTACCATCTACGCAGTTCGACCAGCCGATTGGGACGGGTACCACATCAAGGAGCTTCAGGACTGCCTGGTCAAATCTGGCCTCTTGGATGGAGATGAATGGGATATTCTGGAAGGCCAAGTCACCAGTGAAAAGGTTCACACGAAAGCCGAAGAAAAAACCGTCATCGAAGTGATCTGCCCATGAAAACGATCAAGTGCCCCCACTGTGGCCGTGACCACGCCCTCTACTGGTATCTACGGGAAAAGGACAAGTCCATCCGCTACACCTGTGACCGGGTGGAACGCAATAGTGAGCATCGCCTGGACGGTCGGCCTGAGATGCACCGGGTGACCGACCGCTGTGAGCTGCACCATGACGACATGAAGCGGCTCACCCCCGCCGATCTGGCCAGCCTGCCGGTCGTGGCCACCAGTGCCTACCGCAAAACCAGCATGGAGGAATCCCAGTGCAAGCTGCCGATCTGAAACTGGAAAAGCTTGACGAACACATCACCAGGCTGCTTATTAGGCGCAACCGGATGGAGGACCAGAAGGTGGTCCTGGAAAAAGCCCTGCTGGCCCTGGACGCCAGACTGAAGGGGCTCTATGCCAAACGCACAATAACACTTAATTTTACGTTGGATTTATGAGAACACCGTCCGGGAATCCTTGGAAATTTTGGGGTAATGTGCTCTTTCCCGAGGACAAATCAAACTGTTGGTTGTGGGCGAAGTGTAAAAACCAGGCGGGCTATGGCCGTGTTTCAGTTGGTAACTCAACAATGAAGCTGGCCCACAGGGTGGCTTGGGAAATTATCAACTGCCGAAAAATTCCAGATGGTATCCATGTTCTCCATAGGTGTGACAATCCTCCATGTGTTAACCCAAATCACCTTTTCCTGGGAACGCAATACGACAACATGATCGATATGCGTCGCAAGGGCAGGGGAACAATGGGTGACACCCACCCCAGGTCAAAGCTGACAAGAGAGGAGGGCGACAAGATAAGAAAACTGCGGGCCGATGGAGCATGCTACGAATCCCTATGCATTAACTTTGGAATCTCACGGGTCACACTGTGGCGAATACTGGAGGGAGTTAAATTTCCATCGGATTCTTATAAAAGTCAGGTCCAAAAATACAAATCACGGAAGACACTATGACCCTGGAAGAATACCAACAGAAGATGACCGAGTTGGGCATTGAACGCTACAGCTTTGAATCCGATGCCCGCTTCCCAGCCGATCCGCAATCCGTGGTGGCCTGCTACCGGGCGGGAACCGAAGCCGCCATCAACTACAAGCTCACCAGCAGAATCACTCCACCCTTCGAGGATCTGTCCCACATGAACCCGCCCAAGAAGGGGCACCCCTGGTTGACGCCAGAACGCAAGAAGGAATGGATCGCCAAACGTAAGGCGACGATTGCCAGGAAGGCGGGTGGGAAATGAATGTGGATAAGGTTCTGATCGTCCTGGGTGTTCTCTCCGGCCTTTGCTCCTTCTGGATTGGCTACAACATTGGATGCATCCGGGAAGACGGAAGATGGCTCCGGCAGGCTAAGAAAAAACAGGAGTGGTGGGACGGGGGTGGCATTGGGATTCATCCAGATTGGGAGGAGATGAAGCCAATGGAAGATCCAAAACAGGACTGGTGGAGGACGGAAACCGAATGAAGCCTGAACTTCGCATCGGCCTGGAGTTGGAGCCAGTCAGGACCAGGGCGACTCGTTGCGGCTGGTGCAAGCGGTTCCGGGCCGATAACGGGCACTGGTTCAGTGTCAGTGCCGGTGGGCTATTGGACTACATCGAGAGCTGGGTGATTGAGCACGGGAAGTGTGAGGACTGCGCCAGAGCAGAGGAGGAGGGCCTGATATGAAATGCTTGCTTGAACTACTCACCCGCTGGTTCCATGCTTGGAAACTGGAAAAAATCCAGGCTAAAAAACATCAAATCACCAAAGAACAAATCACCAAACTTATGGCCGGACTCGCTGAACTCACCGCCGCTATCACGGACAACACCACCGCTGTCACCTCTGTGGCGGCTGCCATTGACAACGCCGTCGCCAAGGGGATTGGTGGGGGTACGCCACCGCCTGACCTGCAACCCGCCGTGGATGCAATCGCTGCCAACACCACGGCGCTCAATAGTGCGAAGGACAAACTGGTCGCGGCGACCCCAGTGTAGCCATGGAAACCAAAGACCCCATTGAGAGGCCCGCCGCCAAGGCTTCTCCTCTACCTCCGCTGCTCTTGGGCACCCGGCTCAAGGCTCTCTGGGATTGGCTGCCGGTCAATCGCCATGTGCTCTCGGTGCTGTTGGGTGGGCTGGTCGGGTCGGGTGCTGCCGTGGCGGTTCGTCCCCATCACACCTTCGTGGGCCTGCCGTCCAACTCTTTGGTTCGCCAGTCGATGCTGCCGGTGATGATCGATGGCTGCCAGTATTGGATGCTGACGATGGGGGAGCCGACCAATGCCAACTGGACGGCCAGCCTGACTCATTCAGGCACCTGCACCAACTGGATGGCGCACAAGTCCTACATGCAGTGAACTTTTGCCAGCCTGTGTATCCCGGTTACTGTTCTTCTTCCTCCTCTAAACAGCCACCGGATAGCACATGTGGTATGCAGGCTGGCTTTTTATGCGGGTCAAACAGGAGAGGCGAGCTGATCGCTCGATACTCACTGGGAGAGTTGCAATAGGCTCTCCCCCGCGCCAGATTTATGACGGGCAATGGGGTTAGGTCCTGGGAAACCCACAGAATCCCACTCTTAATCCAGGGTGGCTGACGGCCACTCCCCGTCCCCAATTTATGTCGCAAGCCTGGCACCTGGACGACCCCGACATTGACCCCTACGTGCTTCGGGTGGCCAATTTCGCCCATGACCAGGCCCTGGCTCGGGCTGGCATTGACCCCGCTGTCCACATTCGCAGTGGGTGGACGGGCAAGATGGGCACGACGGGGCCGCTCACGGACAAGAAGATCGCCAAGTATCAGGCCCTGGGCTATTACTCGGAGGAATTCCGGGAAGCCCGCCGCAAGCTGGCCTCGATTCGCAAGGCCAAGCGGCAGGGTAATGCCAAGCGGCAGGGTAATTTTACCCAGATTGGCGACCGGCTGATCTACAGCCCGCTATGAACCGCCGCGATTTTCTCTCCGCCCTGAGCCTGTTTGTCATTGCTCCAAAGTTGCCCGTCCCTGCCACTCCAGCCATTATCGATGCCTCCAGCCCTGACGTGGATTTTGATGCATCGCAGTATGAAGGGGAATGGCATTGGATTACGACCGAAACTCCCCCACCGGGTATGCGCCAGGGGGATTGCTATGTACGATTCCCATGATTCCACTCGCCTTAGCCCGAGCCCTACCCGTCATCGCTCTGTTTGAACTGGTACGCTTCTTCTTCCCGGCCCCCTTCGTCATGCCGGTGCATCTGGCCCACCGGGAGGTGTGGGTGACCAATGTGGTGGTAAAGTGGCACACCAATGAGATCGAGCAGGTATTCTCCAGGACCATTCTCCCAACTCCGCCCCAAGCCATCTTCACCCACCCCATCGGCATCCCGGAAGGCCGCTACCAGACCAACCTGATGATATGGGCCGACATGACCAACACAGCCCTCCGCGATTCCGTTGCTTCTGTCCCCAATACCATCTTCATCAGGCAGCCCATGTGGACCAATGGCATCGTCATCCGCCGTGGCGACACCATCACCAATGTCTATAGCTGGGAGAACTGAGCATGCATTACCTGGGCAGCATGTTCTTGTTATGAGTCGCTTCTCCCTTCGCCCTGTACTCTGCGATTAGCTCCCGCTCATCCTTCAGCCCAAGACTTCCAGTCTCTCGCAGCACCTTGAACTGCTGGCCGGGAAACCTCCGCTTGTGTGCATATTCCCGGCGTATCAACCGACAAGTGTGCCCAACGTACAGGCATTTCCCGCCTTCAAAGATCCCATAGATGAACATTCTCTCAGAAGTCATGCTTCCACTCTGACCATTCCTTGGATAGTTGCAATCCCCGAGCATACCCTGTACGCATGCTCGAATTCCAGGTGTCAAAAACCACCCACATTTATTTTCACCTATCCCCCAAGCCCTTACACGAATTAGCCACTCTTTTCCCTTGCCAAATACGCCCCGAAACTCTCCCCTAGTACCCCTCTCCCCGTATGCTGTAGCACGTTGATCATGCTACGCTCTGTCCCTGCCAGAGCACATGGCCCTTGCACGCTGTAGCTGCATGGCTCTTGAACCTGCTTAGTGTAGTAGCTACCCGAATTTTCCTCATACCACCCCTACGCTTTCAACCATGCCACCCGTCAAAGGGGGGAAGGGCTCTCTGGGGCCTCTGGGCTGAGGGTTAAAGCATGCTTAGTGTCCAAGCCAAGCGGCTCAGTGTTGGGCAATGCCTGCACGGTGGCGAGGTTGAGCACGCCAATGCGAACGCTTGCCTTGCTGCCGTCGTCGTTGCCCCAACCGAACACGGTCTTGGCATTGCGCACGAGTGGCTCTAGCTCGCTCTGGATGCGTGTCGCATGCTTGAAGCCTCGTGGACGTGGTATGGATTGCGCCGTCTCTACTATGCTGCGTCCCAATGCCTTGCGCGTGTCTGCCGAGTAGCCTGCCAGGACGTGATCGATAGTCTTCTCTACTACCCGAACCGAGTCTGCTTCTATGGCGTCGCGTAGTTGTGACCATTGCCCCCGCACTGCACGTTGCCGAACGGCGTCCGGGTTTGCGCCTATCCGCTTGGCAATGGCGTGGTGTGGCAATCCCTGTGCGAATAGGGTTTGCGCGAGTAACCAATCAGGGGCAGGACGTTCGGCCATAGGCTCGCAGGCTAGTCCTGTCTGGCGGGGGGTGTCAAGGTAGCGGGCAGGCAATCAAAGTCGCTCTGCGGGCAACGTGGGGACTTGTGAGTGTTTGCTTACTTGCGTAACCCGTTGGGAAAAGGAAAAGCCCCGGAAGCTTGGGGCAACCGGGGCGGGTTGGGGTTGGGTGCGGGGTGCGGGTTACATAGGTTTAGAAAGAGAAGTCCCCGGGAGCATGCAACAGCCACACTCCCGGGGGTGTTTGGTTAACGGTCAACCCCGGGTTGGCGTGCTGACAACCTCCGCCGTCTCAGGCATGCGAGGATTCTTCTCGCAAAGTTCCTTCGTTGGAATGTTCAACAGAGCCTGCCCGAGCGTGAACAGATTTTGTTCACTTGACTCTACACACGCCAGAAACGCGGCCGCCTCATCCGCCGTAGCCGGGCGAACGTCCGAACGGGCAATGTAGTTGCCCCCGTACGGCTCAAGGACCGTCGAAGTAACCTGTGCTTCCTCCTGTGCCGTTTCCGGGGTTGGCGCAAGGCGAATAAAGTTGCCCCCGCGGTTTAGACTCAGGACAACTTGCCCGTTCTGGCAATGGTGGCCGGCACTGTTGCCCGTGACAACCCCAAGGCGCAACCGTCCCAAACGATCAACCCGTTCGGCGTAACGGTTGTCTACCATCTTACGGGGGATCTTCCGCCCCGTGACAAGCTGCGCAAACTTGCGAGCTTTGTCCGTATGGCAACCGAACGGTTGACCGCGCAGGAAGTCCGCAATCTCGGCAATGTCCGGGACGGCGGGGGCAGACGTAGTTTCTGCCGCTGGACTAGCAGCAGCAGCAGCAATCGCTTCTGCCCGTTTCACTTCCCTACCGTGTTTCTCGCGCACCATTGCGATCACGAATTTGGCTAACTCTTGGATCTTCATTTGTGGTTTGTTTTTGGTTACTTGCTCGCCGGGGGTTGGCGTCATGCCAACTTACCCGGGAGCAAAAGTGTTTAGTCGATGTATCCGAAATGTTCCCGGACTTGCGCTTCTAGCGTTTCCTCCGCCGTTGGCGGGGTGTGGTTCACGCCTAAGACTTGCGCCGTAGTGGCTTTAGGACGGTAGTCGCTAGGCTGTGCCCCCGTGGTAATGAGTCCAGAGGAATTGGGGGTGCGCTCGCAACCAACCTTTGAGCTTTCGCAATTGCCTTGCGCTGAGTCCGCTTTCGGGGAGTCCGAATCCGAACGGGGGGTTGGCGGTTGACTCGCCCCGCTTGCCCCGCCCGCGAAAAAACCCGCTTCCCCTTTGCCGTTTCCGTTGCCATTGGCGTGTCCGGTTTCCGTCCCATAGGCGCGATCGTATTGGCGGTTATACGTCTGCCCCGTATTGGTTCCAAATCCAAGCCATTCTTCGTCATGGAACATGATTCCCGTGCGGTCGAAGAACATGAGCCGGGTTGGAACCTTGATCGGACACGTCGCAAGGCTAATCCCTGCTTCCTTGGCAACGTCCACTAGATCCTCCGGCCTAGTGGCGAAGATCCAGCCTTCGCCCCGTGCGCGACGCGAGCAGAATAGTTGCGCATTGTCCTGCCCGATTACCGTAACCCCATCCTGGCTGTTGGTGAGCACTACCGCACCGAACCCGCCCCAATGGGACACGGCGTCATGCCAAGCGCCAGTCCCCCGGGTGAGCCACCGTAAATACTGTTCGCTATCGCAACCGTGCGGGGTATCGGGGGCAGGACCGTTGCCTTTCCAGTGGACTACGCCATTGTGCGCAAGGAAGTAGTCCCCCGCCTTTTCCCCCGTTTCAACCGTGTCCCGGAAGGGATGGACGTTGCCAAGGCAGACACGGTTTGTGGACGTTCGGCCATGCGCGATCAATACCGTGGACGTTGCTGGGAGTTTGCCAACCTCAGAGGACTCCGATTGCAGAAACGGGGGCAGAAGTGAATCCTGCCCGATACCGTAAAACTTTTCAGGATCCGCGTAACGGCACCAAGCTAGATCCTCAGGACCGGAACCAACAGAAACAAAGCCGTAGCCGTCCCGTTGCCCGAAACGGTATTTGCTGTTAATGGCAACGACTGCCTTTGCCTGAGTTTGCCGGTTTAATCGGCCAGTAATCACATAGAGTTTACACATAGGTTTTTGGTTTGGTTAACGGTTAGAAAACGTTGTCAGCGGTGCAATTAGTTGCGTAGGGGTTGTAAGTGTTGGCACGGCGTCGAATGCTAGGACCGCGCCGGGTTGGACGTGTAGGTAACGGCCTAGGACCGGGGGGAACGATACCGGGGGCAAGTGGGACGGGAGAAGACCATACCCCGGGTTCGTCCACATCGTCCAACAGATCGTCCCGTTCGAGTGTGGCCAAGGCGCGATCTTTGAACCCGTGCGGATAAAGCTGCCCGTGCCACTTCAACACCCATTCACCAAGCTTAGTCGGCATAAACCCGGCAAGATCGCGTAGTGTCTTGGGGGTGTGATCGGTAATGGCGCAAAAGTTCGTGAGCCATTGGCAGACAAGTCCCCATTTTTCTATTGTCTTGGTGTCGATGGATCCGCCTTGGCAACGGTATTCAATCGTCCCGTGTTTGCTGAACGATTGCCAATTAGCGGCGCAATATCTATCTGCCCAATTGGGTGTTAGCGGTCCGTTGTTTAACCATCGGCAATAAGAGCAGGTGTGGCGATCAACTGGCACAAGAGCCCGCAAGAGATGGTAGCACGCGACAATGTTTTGATACGCAACCTCAGGGGTAGGTAAGTGTCTAACGTCCACGTGAACATGTAGCCCACACCTTTCCGTAACGTGTCCACGTATGGGAAGGGAGCGCAACCCGGCAAGAATTCCCTTTTCGTCCTGCCAGCTAATACGGCGGACTTCCACCCCGTCCGAACCTATGGAACCATCCCTGCCAACCCTAGTCAGCGGATTAGGGGGCAACGCTTCAATCTCCTCTCGGTTGCGGGGGTAGTACTCGATTTCAATTCCCAAGAGTTTGCCGGTAAGCCATGGGATACGTTTAGGATCTTGGTTTTTAACCTCCGCCCGCATTCCTTCCCGCCGTCCCGTGATCCGCGTTTCGTTGCGTATCGTTCGGCAATCGTTCGCGGAATACATCCGTAAGCATCGGTCCGGGACGGGGTGTCGCAATTGCTCGGCAAGGAGTGTTTGGCTTGCCCGCATGGGTGCGCCGTGGACGGGCAATACAATAGAGCGCAAAAGATCGATCTTCTCCTTGCGCTCCTTGGGCTTGTCCCGGGGGGTTAATGTCAACCGTTCGTCCATAGACTTGCGGTAGTCCTCGAAAGTACTGACAACACGGTAATTCATACGGCGAAAGATTGATCAATGGTTTCCGGGGTTGCGGGTTGATCGGGGGTTGCGGGCAACACAAGCTTGCGCCAACAGTGAACAAAACCCCATTGATCAACGAATGCTTCGAAAGCGCCGTCTTTTTGCCAGGATAGGTTAGCCCGGAACCATCCCCCGGGGTGTAGGTAGAACAGTGGGAAGCCTAGCATTATGGCAAAGCCAAAGCGCCGATCTTCGGGCAGGCAGTCTAGGGCGGGGGGTATTTGCCAGCGTCCGTTGGCGTAGTCGGGTTTCTGGAAACGGCTTTGTGAGCCATCCGGGAGTTTTGGATTCATAGGTTTTTGGTTATGGTTTGCTATTTCGGCAATGCGCCGTGGTGTTACTATCGCCAGTAACCCGCTTAGTGTGAAGTCTTTTCTTCGAATTTCTTCAGGCGGGGGAAAACGGGCAAAAACCGGCAAGAATTACCTAGCTGTTAAACGCTCTAGGATTCGATATAGCGCGCCGCACCCCCCGCCCGCCCCTACGATAAGGGGGTAGTATTGGCTTTCTTAGCTAACACTAAGCGGATTAGAGAGTTAACCTATGGTGAGTGTTTGCTAACCCGGACAAATCAGAATGGCCTATAAGTCGAAATGTAACGCTAAAGTAAACAACCCCGCTATATACTATACGTCCACGGTTTCCCGGGTTGGGTGAATACACCCAATTACCCCTTGCGCTCCCGGGCGGGGTTGCTAGACTTTGCGCCGTGTTAGCTTGCCCGTATCCCCAACCTCAGGAGAGGCTTTCAGACTCCCCGGGTTGCTTCGCGTTTCCCGCCCCGTGTTCCCCCGTTGGACGGCTTTGAACCGTTGGCGGGGTGTGGCGGGGCGGGGTGGCTTAGTGTGGGACGGACACTAACAGGCTTAGTGTATTGTTTACACTATGCCGGCGGCTTGGCTGGGGTTGGAAATCGTGGCGGAGCGCAGGGGCCAGGGGCCAACCACCGATCTAGCCACTCGTTTTGGTTATGCGGATTTTGGGTCCGCCAGAGGCAGGAACTTTAGGCCGGTTGCTTTTTGTGGGCTCTGTAGGGCCAGCGTTTTTGCCGGGCCTTGGCTAAATTCTCACTGGATGCCTGGCTTTTCCTCTTGGTGATGGTGTGGCCACCTTTCTTGCCGTTACGGGAAGCCCACTGTCTGACTTCTTTGGGGACGCGAGATTTCATAAAGTGCTTGCCAGAATAAGCTGGTTGGTGTTGGGTGTCAACCGTGCGCTCCCGTCCGCTCATAGGTTTGTCGCCGGGGTTGAAATCCGGCGCTTTTCAGGGCGGGGGCGCATTTCCCTTTAAAATTCCTTGTTGACATTATCACTGAGCCGATTATTGTCGGCGTCATGAATGCAAATGGCATCATCGAACAAACCGAAAACCAAACATCAAAACCTATGAGCGTATTCAAAACCCATGCTTCCCACTGGCACACTCAGCGCGAGCTGATCCAAAAGACCGTGGACGACTTTGTGGCCAAGTTTCCCAAGGCCCAGAAGGTGGCTTGGAAGATGGTCCTGCGGACTAATTCCGACTTGCGCGAGCAACTGGGATTCACTAATCCCCTGGAGCGGAAGCAACTGGCCAACTTTAGCTACTGGTTGCGCCGCAACATCTCCAACTACCCGCAAAAGCTGACCCGAGCCTACAGGGGCCGCAAGGACCGCAAGCCCACTGTGCGCAGGCTGAGCAAGGACGAGTCCTTTAACTACGTGGCTCCAGTAGTCGATTACACGGAACCGGCCAAGGGTTCCAGGAAGTGGGCCTTGGAGGATTGCAACTTCTGCCCCGTGTGCGGTAAGCCTCAGCATTAATCAACCTATGAGCATCACCACCAAGATTGAAACCGTGACGCCAGACGACGCCGTTAAGTGGCTCGACTTGCGCAATTCCAAGCAACGCAGTTACCGCAAGAACTACGCCCGCACTCTGGCCGATCAGATTCTGCGCAAGAACTGGCGGGTCAATGGCGAGTCCATCAAGTTCAGTGACGAAGGCCACTTGTTGGACGGCCAGCACCGCTTGCATGCGATCTATCTGGCCAAGCAACCCATCCAGACGATGGTTATCCGGGGGTTGCCCGAGGAAGTGTTTGACTCCCTGGACATGGGCAAGAAACGCACCGTGGCAGACATTCTCACCATGAACGGGGAGGCGCACGGGACGGACTTGGCCGCCGCCATCAACCTGGTGTGCGGTATGGGGCCAGTGATACGCAGGGAAGCCCCAGCCATTAAGATGGTGACATTCCACGTCTCAGCCATCGATGCTGAAGCGTTCTTGCAACACTACCCCAAGATCCGGGTGAGTGCGGAAGTAGCCAGCCGCTACTACAGCAAGATGATCCGGCCTTCAACGGTGGCTGGGCTCCACTACATCTTTGGCCAAACGGAACTGGCCACGGAGTTTGCCAAGGGCATGCTGGACGGGTTTTCACCCACGGGCCGCAGTTCTCAGGCTCTCCACATCTTCCGGGAGGCGATGATTGCCAATCGGCTGAGCCATGCCAAGATGCGCCGTCATGCGGTTTGCGCCATGGCCATCAAAGCCTACAACTCGGCCTATGCGGGCGAGAAACTCAAGGAACTGGGCTATAACCGGGACGAGGTATTCCCTGTGCCGACCGGGTTCAAACATGTGCCGATGCCTTAACTCAACTGATCAAACCTATGACCAAGAAAGACTACGTTCTGATTGCCCGCGTTCTGAAGCGGGCCAGAGGAAGTGACAACACTTCCGCCCCACAAATCCTAGACGCCGTGGCCGAAGACCTTTGTGGGGGACTTGAACTCGACAACCCGGCGTTTAACCGCGAACGGTTCCTGTCTGCTTGCGGTGTCCGCCAGAAGGAAAAGGTATGAGCGAAGCATTGACCATTGTGCCCAGTGGCGGCGGGGTGGAGGATCTCCTTCGCCTCGCCGTGGAGCGGGGAGCCACTGTGGAGACGTTGGAACGGCTCATGGCCATCCGTAGGGAACTGAATGCCGAACGGGCTCGTAACGAGTTCTTCGCGGCCTTAAGCGCCTTCCAGGCGGCGTGTCCCGTCATCCGCAAGACAAAGCAAGTCTTCGAGCGAAACAGCACGACCAAGGTTCGCTACTGCTACGCCCCGCTGGAAACCATTGTGGAACAGGCGGCTGCCATCATTAAGCAGCACGGGTTCTCCTATACGTTCGATAGCCAGATGGAACCGGACGGGGTTATGGCGATCTGCCAGGTTCACCACGTCGCGGGCCACACCGAACGATTCACGTTCAAGGCTCCGATCCAGGTGGATGCCTACATGAGTGAACCGCAGAAAGTGGCTGCTGCCATGACGTTTGCGAGCCGTTACGTGTTCAAGAACGCCTTCGGGATACTCACTGGCGACGACGATACTGATGGGGCAGACCCTACGAGCCCCGTAGAGCCACCGCAGCCAGCCAAGCCGCCACACCCCGCCCCGAAGCCTGCGAAGGCTCCTAGCACCACCGTGAAGGCCCTGGCCACCCTCCAGGAATGGCTAGAGCGACAGCGGGCTAACCTCTGCGCCAAGCTCGGGGTGCATGGCAAAGCCGCGCACGAGTACGCCACCAAGATGGCGATCATCCTTCCAAACGAGGAATTGACTGATGGCCAATGCAATAGGTGGTTCCCAAGCGTGGACTGGGCCAAGGGCATCGAGGAGAACACGGCTGCCGTGCTGGAGGATGGCCGCGCCCATCTGCGGGCATTGCAGGCATTTATGGACGGGGAGAAGATGCCAGAGCCAGTTACGATGTCTGATCCTGGCGATCCAGCCGGGTGGCATCATCCTTCGCCCGGCACAGTGGCTGACTGTGATTCCCCGGACGCCCCTTGGCGCTTCTTCCCGATGCCCTTCGGCAAGGAGGCCGGCATTCCACTGGCCAAGATGCCCAAGAACAAGCTGTTTGGCTGGTGGGCTAACTACATCGTGGAGACGGAATACAACGGCAAGCCTAAGCGCCCAGAGACAATCGCCAAGGACCAAATGTTTCGAGCCATGCTGGACGAAGCCGGGAAACACTACGCCTTCACTAAGCCAACCGATGGATCTGCTGCCGGAGAGGAGGTAACGCCATGAAAAAACCACTCAACCTTATTCTCTGGATTCTGTGCTCGATCACTTGGAGCACGGTTGCCTTACTCTCCTATAACGACCGGCCTTGGTATGCGACCTTTGCCATCATGAGCGCAGCTATATTCTGGACCGTGACTGTGCGCAAATTCACGCGCCTATCGCTCATAGCTGCCCTGGCGTTTATCTCAACTGCTCAAGCCGCCGAATATCCCGAACAACCCCAACCCATCCTGCCCTACGCAATCGGCGTTGTCGTGATAGTCGTGGGCGGGGTGGTGACTTACAAGTTCGTGCGGTTCTGCCAGCGCAAGTTCCCCAAGGACCAGCCGCCGAACACGAACGCCCCGCCCGATCAAGTCCAGCTACCGAACGGGGACACAGCCGCCGCCGCCTGGACCTACGCGGCTCAAGGCTCCTGCTATTGGCCACCGACTGGGTTGTTGTCATCCCCCGGCCCAGGCGTCTTCGAAATCACCGCCCAGCTCGTGGACCCGGATGGCCAGCACCCACAGCTACGCAGCCAGACCAGCCGATGGCTTGGCCCAGAAGCCACCGAGGATGCCCCGGCGTTCTTCGCTGAGGTAGCTGCTCTTGGGCTCACCATGAGTTCCACTGGCAATGGTCAATCGTGGAGTGTGAACAACCTGCCAGTCAGCCAGGAGCAATGCCCGATTGTGCTCTTGGGCGATGAAGCTCATACGGTGGAAGTGCAGGCCACCAACTGCACCTACTCACGGGTGGTGGTGGTCGAGCGCAGTTATGACTTGCAGGAGTGGGCACCCGTCGTGCGAACCGTGCTCCAGGCTGGAATGAAGCTGCGCTTCCAGGACGCCACGGAATCGGGCAGCGCATTTTACCGGCTTAGCCTTAGGAACCTATGAAATGGCTTATTTTCTTACGCTGTCTGTTTCGCGGCCACCGTTGGGAACTTCCAGGAGTAGAAATAACGCATCGTTATCCTCACTTCGCCAGTATGCTCTATTGCCCAAAATGCCGCCGTGTTCGCGGGATCTGCTTTCTTGATTAAAACCTATGGGACACTTCTATCATCCAAAAACCGGAGCACTCATTGATGGCGATCTACGCGACGCCCGCAAGGTAGGCGCGTTGCCATCCCCCACCACCGTCCTAAGCATGCTCAGTAGCTTCGGCTTGACGGAGTACTTTAAGCGCCAGATGTTCGAGGCCACCGCCACTACTGCCCGCCAGCCAGGGTGGGACGACGATACCTATTACGAGGCGGTGAAACGCTTCGCCGATGAACATGGCAAAGCTGCCCGGGAACGGGGTGGAGACTTCCACGACCTAATCCAGCAATTCCACTTGAGCACGCTGGGCAGGGCCGCACCGCCCGAAGTTCCGGCGCACCTTAGCTCCCAATACGATGCCTACTCGTGCTGGTATGAGAGCAACGTGGAGGAATGTCTCATGGTGGAGGAGGCAGTGATCGGGGATGGCTACGGGGGCAGGGTGGATCTAGTGGCCCTGCTTAAGGATGGCCGCGTTGCCGTTCCCGACGTGAAGACCCAGGACCGCAAGAAACGCGCCGGGTTCAATCACTACCTCTCGTGGGCTCTCCAGCTTGGGGCCTACGCTGGCGCGGTGAAGGATTACACGCCCGATTGCCTGATCAGTGTGATTGTGTCCAGCAATGAGCCGGTGGTGCTGGAAGCCTACGAATGGCCCAAGCCATGGAACTACTACTGGGGCCTGTTCATGGGGGTATTGTCCGTTTACTGTGAGGAGAAGCAGTACTTCCCTTCCCTACTGTCGCTTTAGCTTCGCCTTAAGCTTGTTCTCCGCTTCCTTGCGGTAGCGCGGTGAAACCTGATCGTCAATCATGCGCTGGCGCACGTAGGCCAGTTGTTCGTCTCGGGGAAGCTTGCGGGCGTGGGATGCGACGGAGTTTAAGTACTCCTCCATCCCCGCCCGGCTGCTGATATGGAATCCAGCCACGATTTCCGGGACTTCAGTCCTGGCGGGCTCGGTCTTGAATCCAAGCGAGCCGGTAATCTGGCGTTGAACCTGGCCCGGGTAGCTCGTGCCCTTAATGGGGCCGGAGAGTGGCAAGGGGGTAGGAGCAACACTCCACGCCGCCGCCTTCACCCGCTCCCAGGTGCCGTAGAGCTTTTGGCCGGAGTAATCCCGCCCCGTGCGCAGGACTTCCTCGGCCCTGGTCAGTGGGCTGAACTTGTTCTCCACGATCTGGCCCACCGCTCCCAGGATGCTGTCCTTGCGGGCGTCGTAGCGCATGATGTCGTGGGTGATTTCGGCCACCACAGAGAAGGGGCTAATGAAGAACCCGGGAGTCTTGCCGGTCACGTCCGGGATCCAGGCGTCTAGCTTGTGGTCCTTCTCTGAGTTCTGGAAGGTGAACTGATGGCGCGTGGCCAGGTTGAGAAGCTGAGTGGCGACGAAATAGGCCACGAGCCCCTGGCCGGTCCCCTTGGCCAGTGAACCGATTGCTCTGCCTCTAGCCACGTCGAATGGTGCCCGGGCAAGCTGACCGGCGCTTTTAACTTCAGTGCGAGCCATACTTTCCACCCATTGCGGGGCCAGGAATGTGAGGCGGGCCAGGTCTTGGAAGGTCTTGCTCTTGAACACGCCTTGGCGACCCAGGTTTCCGAAGTAGGCGTTCAAGTCTTTAGCCACTTGCCGGGCCACTTGTTGGTCCGTCATGCCGGGGTTCGCCGCCTTGATGCGATCAAATTCGATGATGCCACTTTCCACCATCGCGCCACGAGTGAGCTTGTTGAAGATCCAGTCGTTGACCTTGCCCAGGAAGGGGACATCCTTCACCACGTCCGCGTAGAGAGCCTCCTGGATTCTACCCACGTTGTAGCCTTCCTTCACGAGCGCATCGTACTTGGGCCTGCTCTGGGTGGCGTAGTCAGCCATGTCCTGGGTGATTAGCCCCTGCTGGACCGCCTTGCCCAAGTCCTCATCGGAGTATTCCAGGAGTGTCTTGCCCTTGCGAAAGCCAGCTCCCTTGGTGGCTCCTGGCTTTCCCAGGATGTCCCTTGCCGCATCCCCGAACATCCCCAAGCTACCCGTCAGGAATAACTCCTTCTGCATGATACGGCTGGCGTGGAAGGTATCGAAGGCCAGCATACCATGCTTGATCGCGGCTTCCACATTGAGCGCCAGTTTGCCAATCGGAATACCTTTGACTTCGAGTTCACCCAGCCTACTGGCACCCTTGAGCGCCTCGAAGATTCTCTCGTAGCCTTCATGCACAGCCACGCGAACACCGGGGACAATCTCGTTGGTCGTATAGCCAGCAGGGGCCACTTGGGTTCCCTTGGGCTGGGTAATCAGCTCAGTGACGATGGGCTTGTTACTGGTCGGGTCCACCACGTTGCGAAGGGCGTTACCCCACTGGATTCGGTTGACCATCCTCATCCCGGCAGCGATACGGCTATTGACCAGGGTGGCCGAGTCCAGAGTCATCGGCGAACGGCCAGCTTCGATGGCATCCGCGTAGGTGGGAAACGCCCGCTGCTTGGCAAAGGAACTGGAAGGCCCGCCACCTCCACCGCCCCCGATAATGACCGGACGGGTCTTGCCCATCATCATGTCCATGTCGTGGGCGTGCTTGATGTAGCCCTCGATGTTGTCGGTATCCACCCCGGCAGCACGCTCGAACAACATCTGGTCCTCCATCATCTTGCCCACTGCGTCAGCAAAGGGACGGAGGCGATCCTCATTCCTGAGCGCATGCTCGATGGCCTGGGTGGCTTCCAGGTTCTTGCCCGTGGTCTTTTGCAGGAATTCTATGAGCGTCTGACGCACCGGCTGCAACAGGTTGGACTCCGCGTTCTTGGCTTCGATGATGAAGGTCACCGCCTTTCGGTCCTGCTCATCTGGAACCATGAGTCTGACCCGCGTGCCCATGTGGTCGCCCAGAATCTTGGCCGCATTGTCCGCCGCATCCATGTGTGCAGCCATCACGTCCTTGTTGGGCGAGGTGCGGTAGGCAGTCTTGATGCCTTCCCAGGCTTGCTGGAGCTTCTTGACATACTTAGAGGCTGTGGCGAATCCGGGCGGCACAACCCCTAAGGCTTGTTCGGGCCGAGTTAGTACTTCTTGCCCTTCTTTGGTTTTCGTTTCAGGTGTCTCACCCCCTTTCTCTACCGCCCCACCGCTGGGTGTCGGCTGTGCTGGCTGTAACCCCCCTTCGGTTTGTGGCTGAACTCCTTTGCCACCTTCTGGCTTGGGCACTTCCCCTTCGCCTGGGACGGGTTGTGGCTGCAAATCGCCATGAACTTCTGTTGCTTTGGTGATACCGCTGGCATTTTGTTCTCCTGGGGTAGGTGGTTGCTCTTGCAACGCTTTGTCGTGGGCCAGCCGCTCATCCATGGTCATCGGGCTGGCGGCATTGGCCTGCTGGATGCGTTGGTCCAGCTCGCCCAGCTTGGCTTCCATCTGGGAAACCTCGCTCTTGAGGTTGCGGGCATTAACCTGAAGCTGTGCCGCCACCTTGGGATCTGCTTCCAACCCCATGGCTCGGGCATTGTCGGCCAGGGCTTGACGGGTTTGTACGTACTTGGCGCGAAGTTCCTCCCGCTCCCCGATGGTCTTGACCACGGTTTCCACGGCAGCCTTGGGCGCACCTAAATCTTCCGGGGTGGGATTGAGCGGGGCGTAGCGTTTCCCAGCCAGCTCAGCCATGTTCTGGAGCAAGTCCAGGCCACGTTCCCCGGCGTCGTAGCGTTCTGCCAGCCGCTTGGCGATCTGCTGTTCACCCGGTCCATCCACGCTATCCATCAAGTGACGAAGCTCGGCGTCGTTGGCGGGTGCCTTTGGTTCTGCCATCAGCTCCTTGGCACCCTGGGTGGCTTCCACTGCCACTGGCGTCTCATCTGCTTTGGGAGGAGCCGCTAACTCCTTGGCCGTCTGTGGGGCCACGCGAAGCAAGTCCTTGGCGGTATGCACGGCACCAGCGGTGACCAGTGCCCCACCCAGGAATGTTTCAGTGGCAACTCGAAGGGCTGTAGGGGCGTCACCCTTCGCCAGGGCATCTGTGAACGCTTTCTTGGCCTCGGGAAGGTCGCCGATGTATTTGCCAGTAAACACACCCATGGCGGTTTTACCAACCACACCACCGCCAAGTGGCAGCAAGGGGAAGGTTTCCGCCACATTAGCCACACCCTGCACGACGGCTTTGGCTTCTTGGCCATAGACGGGGAACTTCTCGATGGGCGTCTTCTCGATGGCGTAGTTGATGGCACTACGCAGGGGTGGCGGCATCGAGGTAAACTCCATCGCTTTCTCCACCGCCTCACCAGGACTTCCCTGTGACTGCACGCCCGCTTCCTTCTCTACCTCCGTGGGTCCGAACAGCTTCTTGCCCCATTCAGACTGACGGAACGATCGCCACGCCCCGCTGGCATCCAAGCCGGTGGGTGTGAGCTTAACCATGGACTCATCTGGAGCAGAGACACGAGCTTCTCCTGGGTACTTGTAGCGGGTGTATTCCTCGCGGAAGCCCTGGTCACGGTCCAGGTAGCTCGGATACTTGTCCCCGATAGCCACCGTCAGCTTAGCATCCGGGATGCTGTCATACTCAGGGTACTTGGCCCGGATACGTTCGAGCACATCGCTCATTTGAACAAGCCCAGCGGGTCTTTGGGATTCGTAATCAAGCCCTCACCAGCGGGTGGAGGAGTGGCACCAGGGGGCTTAGTGCCATGATACTTCTCGATTAACCCCTGCAACCGGGCCTGGTATTCATCGCTCGAAAGCTTCTTGGCACCAGGCTGTGGAAACTGGTAAAGGTCGCGCAAGGATTCGAACTCAGACCGATACATGGTAGCTTCCCCGGGAGCCAGCCCACGTTCCAACTGCGCAGCCTTCCTCTCCAGGAATCTTTCACGGGCCTCGGCGATTCTCTCTGACGTGTCCGCCTTCTGTTGGGCTACGTCCAGCAAGCCGGAAGCGATTTCCAGCTTCCTGGCCTTGAATTTGTTGTCCGTCTCGGCCTGGGCTTCCTTGAAGGCTTGCTGGGCCTTTTGGAAATCCGCCGTATTTTGAGTTTTCTCGCCGTAAATGTCCGCCCGCTGCTGCTTAATCTCCAGCTCATGGAACCTGGCACTGGTGCGGTCTTCCTCCGCCGCCCGCAACCGTTCCTCGCGTTGGTCCACTTCACGGGCTTTCTCGTTGCGCTGACGGGTTTCTACGAAAGTGTTCTTGTAGATGGTATCTAACTCGTTGTGGTCAATAACGTGTGGATAACGGCCAGCAATGCGCCAGAACTCGGCCTCGGCCTTCGGATCATCCCATGATTTGGTTTCGGCTACATTTGCCAGATGGGAGTTGATTTCGGCGAACCCAGCCGCTTTCTGGGCATCCGTCACCTGCTTAGCCAACGCTGCGTCCGCCGCTGCGTGCATGCGGATACTCTCGTTGCGCACCCGCTCCGCCTCGAACATGTTGGCGATACCCTGCTGTTTCTGCTCCGCGCCAAACCTCATGCCCTGGAGCCACTGGCTGCCGATGGTTGGGTCCTGGCCACCACCCGGTTTGAGCCACCACAAATCGCCTACGCCGAAGTCTGCCATACTATTGTGGTCCTTCCTGGAAGAAGGCCGGTGAATAGCCTCCACCTGAGCCAGGGTTCATGGTCTGCTTGAAGTTGCCCGATTCACTAGCCCAGCCAGCCGCCGCTCCGCCACCCCCTCCACCGCCACCCCCGCCGCCACCCATGGCACCGCCAGCGTAGGCTGAGAGGACACTGCGCCCGATGGATTCCACGTTGTTGGCCAGAGTAATCAGAGCCGCACGCCAGCCGCTGGGGATGGATTTGATCTGGTTGTTCAGCCAGTCCCGCTGCCATTGGAACTGCGCTTCCGCCTCGCGCACACCTACCCGTTGCGTCGGGCTGATGAACAGGCTGCCGTAGTTGAACGTGGGGGTGCGAGACGCCGCCGCCGCCATCCAGCTCTGGGCCGCGCTTAGCCCCTGCTGGGACAGTTGCAGGCTAGTCAGGCCAAGGTTGCGCACCGCATCGAACTCGCCGAACTGACTGCCACTGGTGCCCAGAGCCACACCGCGCTCCGCCGCTGTGCGTTCCAGTTGGGCCTTCACGTCTGGTGGAAGCTGCCCCCGTTCCAGGGCCGTGATGTTCTGGGTGCCCTGGTCGCGCAACTGGGTGAACCCTGGCGTGGACTGTTCCAGGGCCTTGTTCATGTCCTCGATGGACATCTGGTTGAACTTCTCGGCCAGTGGTTGAATCTGGGGCAACAGCTTGGTCCAATCGGCGGCGGCTTCGGATTCAATGCCACCGAAATCCACCGGCTTAAACTGTGGAACCTTCGGTTTCTTCGTCAGCAGAGCTTGGAGCATCGAAGCCATAATCAGATGTAGTTGACTATCCCGCCTCCCCACACTTCCCCACCCACCATTCGAATGGGCACTACGACGCCATCGCCCTGGGTATGGTGGAGTTGTTTGTCCAGGCAGTTGTTGGCCATTTGCCAGTAAGCCGTGGCATCGGCAATCATGTTGTTCTCCTCCTTGCGGATAGCCTGGCAGGCCAGCCGGATGGCTTCCAGGTGCGGAATAATGAGAACGCTGTTGTCGTTGAAGGCCGGTATGAACCGCAACTTGGCCCGCACGATCACCCGCTTGGAGGAGCAGGACCCACCCGTGGTCGTGCCCTGGTTGGACAACCCCACCACCAGGCTGCGTCGGTAGGCCGGGATTTCCTCATCGGGCTCGTAGTAGGCCAATGGCAAGATGGTGCTGTCGGAAATCTTGAAGGCGTACACCCGCACCTGTCGCAAGGTCTGGGGCTTCTTGACGAAGTACCAGCCATTGGGCAGCACTTCCTTGGTTGAATAGACGTAGTTGCCCGCAGGAGGCAGGTTTAAGAACTCGCCTTCCTCCAGTGTCCCGCCCACGGTCGAGTACACCTTGTTGGCGTTGCTGTCGTAGTAGCGGATGAGGATCTGGGCACCCGCCGCCTCGTTGCCATCGCACCATATCGCCAGCTTGTATCCGGTCGTGGTGATGTCATCGAAGGCGATTGACTGGCCACGGTCAATCAGGGTGGCGGCTGGGGCGTTGTCGCTTTCACTGGCGAAGGAAGGGCCGGAATCCAGGAACTCAAACCACTCGTTGCGGATGATGAGCGGAAGGTCGCAGGCATTGGCAGCCTCGATGGTTTCAATCTCGCGGGGCCAAGTCAGGCACCCGTTGTTCACGCAGATGGAATAGGTGACCACCGTATCCTTCCACTTGCCCTCGTAAAGTAATCTCTCACAGGCACGGTTCACGTAGCCCATGACACGCGAATCGCTCGCGTTCATGTTAAGCACCTGGGCGATGGTCGCTTTGGCTTGTCCGAAGGTCTGGCGCATTACGCAATCCTCCGTCTCATCGTGCGAGCTGTCCTGCGGATGAACAGGATGGCATGCACCGGGTGGATGACGTTGAACGGAGTGCTGTCTCCGGTATCCTCTGTGTCGTGGTCGTGCGGGTTGCCTGGGTCTGGTTCATTCAGGATATCACCGCCATCCCCGCCCGTGGCTCCAGAGCTGAAGCTCTTGATCACATGATGGTGAGTGGCAAGCTCCGTCGCTAGTTGCAAATGCTTTTCCTCACCCAGATCGTCGCCCACATTGATGATCGTGCCACTTGGCAGTGTGCCTGGGTGGATAGGAGAGCGAGCCGCCATGGCTGTCACGAGTTCCCAGAAGGGTCCGGTGATGTTGGTCACTCCGGCTGTTTCTCCGCCATCGAATGCATCTACGTTGGCCGGGTCGCCCTCCCACATGGTCACCAGCCCGGTAGGTAGTGGATGCTTCTGCACCCAGAATCCGTTGTAGAACACCCACACCCCGTCATCCGTGCCATCGGGGTTGGTTCGTACCCATGGCTTAGTCCTGTCCGATGGAGCCGGAGTGGTGCTGCCGAAGTTGAGTTCGTTGCCGCTAAAGATGGCCCGCAGGAAAGACGCCAGCACCGGGTAATCCGCCTGAGGTGTGCTGTAGCACAACCCTGGCGGGATGGTTAGGGCCATTATTGGAAGCTGGGTGTCAGCCATAATGCGAGAGTATTGGGTTTAGTCAGGAACACAAGTCACACCGTTCCAGTGGTAGCCGACAGGGCAGTTTGGATTCGGCTGTCCGATGTCATGCAGGGTATCCACCGCCCCACCCGCATCGGAGGCTGTCTGGGAGCGATAGATGAACGGGTCATCCGGGCAACAGGTGATGGTTTCGCAGGTAACAGTATCGCTCATACGACAGTCGGGCTTACTTCCTCCTCTATTTCAATGGCTTTGCAACGCAGCTTGCGTAGCTCGCAGTAGCCTTCTCCCTCCAGGCTGATCTGGAACTCGTAACCAATCCGCATCGGCTTGTTGTCGTTGGGGTCTTCGGCGTCCAACGGCTGGCCGAAGGGAATGCGGGTCTTGTAGCCTGGCCGGAAGGTGGGTGCGATGTTGCAGGCCACAGTGTGACACTCCCGGTAGTTGGCGCAGACTGATTCAGCCCTCCAGTTGTTCCAGCAGGGATACTCATCTGGCCGATATTTGGCAGTCAGGTCCACCTGCCCCACCACATTGTCCACCCACAGGTCTAACCCTTCCAGCCGCTTAGCTTCCATCGCACTGGAGAAGGAGATGTTCCGGCTGATGAACCGCCACTTAATCCGGCCATCCACGCCGTCGAACTTGTTGTCCTTGGTGATTTCCCACAGCTCGTTGTTTGCCGCCGCACCCCGCACCGCAGCAAAGGCCCGCTCCCTACGCCCGAACTTCACCTTGAACAACCACAGCACGTCAATCCCAGTCCAGACACCATCGTAGGCGGGTGGAGATTTCTGGCCCATCCGGCTGATGGTATGGAAGTCCAGGGCGATGATCCCCTTGAACAATGCGCCTTCGTTGGTCGGCCTGGCCTCACTGGTCATGAGCAGCCGGTTGTCGAACAGGATGCCAGAGGTGTAGAGCAGCAGGTCTGCGTCGTCGTCCCGGATGATGTTGGTCACCTCTGAGGAGATGGGCACATTACCCCAGCTCCCGAACTCGCGCATCGCGTAGTAGAAGCTGCGCATGCCGTCCAAGGCCCTATAAAAGATGTCTCCGTTTGTAGTGGGCAGGGTGGAGTAGAACCCAGCCGATCCGTTGCTGACCAGGGACTGGGTGACAATCGGGTTGGTGATGATGGCCCAGAGCGCACGGATGGTCGGAGCGTTGACTGAGAGGATCGTCGTTTCCGTCATTACCAAGAGCGGTCCCTGGCCGGTGCTCGTATCCAGGCTGGTCATGAAGGTCATCGCCCGGATGGTTCCGAAGGCGGAGAAGCTGCCACCACCGTTCAAGAACGTGTTCTCCGTGAAGTGCAGGATGGAATCGGTGAAGTCGTAAGCTGCCGTGCCGCTGTCCCTGGAGCGCACGATATCTCCGGCCACAAACGCATCGGCCACGAATCCATGGATGGCAAGCCAGAGCCTTCCAATGCCATACGCCATCACTGTTCCCACCGGCATATCCTGCGAGCGCCAGGAGGTGGCACCGTCGAAGATGAACGGCTGGGAGAGCCCGTCCTGGGCGATCAGGAACTGTTCAGCCTGGATCATCCAACAGATACCCTGCTTGTCGGAGTTGGGTTGCAGGTACACCACGGCAGCTCCAGACGCAATCACACCCGCTGGAGTGTCATCTACGTTGGTGGCCGTGATGCTGTTGGCCGTCTTGGCGGTGACGTTGTAGTGCTTGGAGTTGATGACCACTGGGTAACCCACCAGGATGCGGTCAGCGTCGGACACCATGACCGTCACGGACGAACCCACCGCAGGCACGGTGAAGTTGGTGGTTGTAACCGTGGAGAGGGTGGTGGTGATTTCCTGCACCTTGCCGCCGTTGAAGATGTCGATTGCGAAGAAGCGCCCACCGACAGACCACACAGCGAAACCCATCCTGCCCTTAGGCTGGTAGCCTATCGCGCCTTGGACGGGCTTGTTCGTAAACCACTGCTTAATCTCATCGGTGGGAAATGAAAACGGTAGCTGAACAAACCCCGGTCGCGGTCGTAGGTTTCCACCTCGAACGGTACAGTTCCAAAGCTCAGCCGATTGCGTTTGCGCAAGGAGACTGGGGTCGTTTCCAGAGTCTTGCCCTCCGATGAAACTGACATACCCATCGACTTGTGTTTTTGCATCTGTCTGCACAGGATTAGAACCCAACCTCCACTAAAGCCACCGTCGCAACCCACCGTATGTTGGTGGCAATGATTCCAGTGCAAGTTATGATCATCGCGTTGTTCGGATCGTCCGCTGCGACCACCACAGGAGTGGCTGGCAATCCAATCCCGTCGAAGATTTCCGTAGTCGTCACATTCGGAGCGGTAACCGCTCCAGCGTTGTTCTGGATTGCGCCTTCGGATTTGTAGATGGACGTAAGCCCGGCAGAAGACCTGACCACCATGGTCATCTGATACATCCAGGAGGTGTTGCTGGGAATCACCAGACGCAAGGCGGACCCGTTCAGGAAGACTTCGGTAGGCGTTGCATCCGTAGTGGCATTACGCATGACCACACGGCTGAATTGAGCGTCCCCGTTGGATGCAAATCGACCCGAAGCGTTGGCAGACTGGCCAAACTTGTCCGCAACCGCCTGGATTCCTCCCCGCACGGACGAATAATCCCCGCTGGCCAAGTTGCCCTGGCCACCAGAAACGGTCGCATCCGTGCCGCTGCATGTGTTCCCGCCGCCTCCACCAATCGTAGCCTCATTTCCACTGGCCACATTGCCATCTCCACCGCCCACTGTGGCTTGCGTGTTGGTGGCCTGGTTTGCGTTTCCTCCACCAATCGTGGATTCCTGGCCAGTAGCCAGATTGCCCTGACCGCCTCCGATAGTGGGACGGTTGTTCGTGGTGGCATTATTGGTTTCCCCACCTGCTATGGTGGCCCCACGCGAACTGGCTATGTTGGTTGAACCGCCGCCCACGCGAGCAAAAGTGCCCGTTGCCTGATTGCTTCCACCCGCACCCACAGAGGAATCCTGTCCACTGGCCACGTTGTCATGACCACCGGCCACGGAAGAACGCAAAGCATTGGCTGTGTTATTTGAGCCGCCTCCAATGTTGGATTCCTGGCCGCTTGCCACCATCGCCACGTTCGACCGCACAACTTGCAGGTCCACCGAATCGGTGCCTCGGGCGTTTCCTGCGGAGGCATCAAGCACAATCGCACCGATGTTGGCCGCACCGGGTTCGGCTATGGCAGCCTTGGATGCTTCGAGAGGAATCGGAAGGCCAACATTGCTCGTCAGCCTCGGGATGCGGCGATTGGCCACGTTAGCATCACCCGTGACGGGGATGTCCTTCTGCCACTTCATGCCAGTAGCCTGAGTGGCATCTGCTGAGACAATGGACCCATCAGCACCCACCGCCAGAGCCACTATATCGGTGCCGTTCCCGGCCAGGATGTTGCCCTTGGTGTTGCCAATGCCGATCTTCGGGTTGGGATAGGTGCCCTTCAGGTCGCCTCCAGCCGCCCCGGAAGGAGTGCCGGTAGGACCCTGCAACCCGCCTGGAACAATCTTGCTCGTGGCATTGATGGTTCCGGCTGCGCTATTACCACTGTAGGCGTTGTTCGGTGTGTCCTTGAGGTTTTTGAGGGTGACGCTGGTAGCTCCGCCAATGGCGGTGACTAGCATGTATCCCTTGACGGTCGTATCAACCCGCGTCACCCAAACGATTTCTCCCACAGCCATCCAGTTGGTGCTGGTGACGATGGCCACCACGCTGGCTAACTCCGCTGGCATGGTGAAATCCACAGTCACAGTTCCGAATGCGCTCTCACCACTGGTTCCGTTGGTGCCATTGGTCCCGTTGGTGCCAGCCGGGCCGGGCACTTGAATCGTGGTCGGAGTGGTGCAAACTGGCGCACAGCACTGGCCAGCGGGAGTGGGTAGTGTGCTAGACATAGGTCAGGTCTTTAATCGGAGGATGCAATTCTTGCAGATGTCGAGCAGGGCCACGCCTTGGCGCAGAGCCGCCCGCACATCCCGGAAACGGCTTCCGTTCCAGATGTCCAGGAGCGATTTCTCCCGGATGTTTCCGAACTTGTTCTGGTGAAAGTAATCACAGCAGCAGAGTAGCACATCCCCATTGCGGTCGATGGTGATAGCCCCCTCAGGTGCCCGGCAGGTCTTCACCTTGAACTCCTTCTCCACCTTGACCAGTCCGGCCCGGTTCCACAGGCCCACCTTCTTCTGCACCTCCATGATGTCCGTGATGGTGATGTAGTTTGGCCACTTGCGATAGAGAGAGTTCAACCTGG